CCGGATAACTAGCAACCAAACTTCCGCTTTTGAGATTGAAAGGTTGACCTTTATAGAACACAGCCCAAATGGCTTCAGAGTCGAGAATTTGCTCAACTTTAAAAGTTTCCTTATTTGCGTATTCTAAAAGAATCCTTGGTTTTGGTCTACTCATGATATACGTGTTTCCTATTAACCACGTATATATTTATACTTTTAGAACGTTCCGCCGTCGAACTTTACATCTATTTGAGTAGTAGATTCTTTAATTGCAGACAGCATTTGGTGTATTTCTGAAACAGTTTTACTTAATTTGCTAGTCATAACTGCTAATTCTGCTGTAATTTCTCTGGCTTCTTGAATGCTGATTCTGATTTCTTTCTGTTGGCTTTTTTCGGCAACAGAAATACGCTGTATTAATTTTTGAACTGCAGGTAGTACATCTGGTAAATTATTTTGAGACATTTGCTAGCACCTGTTTCATTTCTAATTCTGTTTTATATGGACCTCTGTACGGATATCTTTCTAAAGTAATTTTTTTAGGACAAAAACTTTTTACCCAACCCTTTTCAAATTTAATACAATAGTATCCTGCACAGTATAAACTTTTTGAATCTATACTTTTTGTAAACAATGGTAATTTTTTTCTAATGTCGAACATGGCATTATGTGGTTCGGTGCTGGTTGGATAACCATGGACCTCATTCGGCTGTGCAGTATCTGATTCTTTTAAAATTTTAACTGTAAAAAATTTTTTACCAAATTGTTTAGTTAGACTTTCTTTGGTTTCATAGATTCTAATGCCTAATTCGTTGCTCATCACAAATCTATCGTCATCGTCTTTACGTAACGTAGCAATCTTTTCTCCATCCTGTTCGACGATCCAAAACTTATTTTCAATAATAGGTTTAGCATGTATCTCTGTCATAGTGTGTACCTCGCATTTAATGGTTCGGCATATGATTGTGCCTGTTCTGCAATTTTCTTAAGATCCCAAAGATTACAAAACTTAATTAATCTAATTCCCACCTGGCTTACATTTTTTTCTGCCTGAACAGCCTCGGCGATTGTTGTAGCAATGATTTCTTTGATATGGTCTGGCTGGTAACTCAAATCGATAAGCCTACGATTGCGTTCATAGTCTTCTAGGACTCTATGTTCTTTGCCTTCATGATCAGTCCACCTCTGAAGCATGAGATTGTTCCACGCAAATCCTTTGCTCTTACGATCTTCGAACGCTTCAGTAAGACCCACTTTCTTGCTTGTGCCTTTAGTACGCACACCTGGATACGCTGAGAAGACATTATCACTGGTATCACCACGCATACATTTTTCAAATAGCAACCATTCTGGGTTAGGAGCAGGCTTTGCTTCTTTGGTTTTTTTGTCAATGACCGGCTTGCCTTTGTCATCGTATACTCCCTCATGTGTAATAACATGTTCCATGACACCGTTGTATTGTTTCACATTAGGAGCGATCAACTGAACGAAGTCTGTGTCTGTGCTGATGATCACATGATTATCGTTTGGATGACTCTGTATCCATCCAGCGATAAGATCGTCCGCTTCTAATTGATCGTTTCTTAGAACTGTACAATTAGTCTTATCATTAATGAATTCTTTGAATGTATCAAATGCTTCCCAAAATACGCGATCTTCTTCAGCTTCTTTTTCTGTGTGTGCAGCTCTAGCTTCTGCTCGATTACGTTTGTAAGGAGCGTAGTAGTCCTTACGCCATGAGCGACCTTCTAAACAGAAAATTACATGGGTACCGTTAAATTGTTGCCATGCTTTACGAATAGAGTTTAGGGTTATATGAAATGCCATGCCGAGTTTAATGTCAGCATCGCCGTTAATAACGTGTCTAGCACGGAAAAATGTGTTAGCAGTATCAACTAAAATATATGTCATGTGTTTGTCTTTTTAACAGCCTGTATGTCCAAAGATCCTGTTTGCACAGGTCCACCAAAATCACCATCTACTACAACATTGGCACAAAGCTCACGGAACCAGCGATCCACAATTTCTTCATCCTTATCGCCATCAAAACCATAACCTTCTTGCTTTAATTTTAGCACAAAATGGTCGTTCCAGTCAAGTTCAAAGAATCCATTTCTCACATTATCTTTGTTTACATGTGTATTAAGGACACCCACCCATGGCTCTTTCTTTCGATTAGCTCTTTCTTTTGGATTTAATTTAGCCAATTCTTCTTGTTCTAGAGCAAGCTTCTGTGCTTTTTCTGCTTCTTCCAATCTACGATTAGCTTCTGCTAACTCATGTTCTGCTTGTTGTATTGAGGCTTCTAATTTATCCAACCCCATTATTTTTTTAATAAACTTTTGCATTAAGTTCCCCACTCATTTTTAAATAAAGGCACCTGTAGGCGATCTGAATAACGAAGTCCGGTTTTCATGGCTAGTTCCGCTACGCGGCGATTATTTAATGTATAAACGCTCTCCACACCACCTACAGGCATCAAATAACACGGACCACTAAATCCTTCTGCTCTATAGATATCATAAGTTTCTATAGCTTCTTCTGCATCATCTTCTGTGGCTACTACAAATTTTAGGTATGTATATCCAACTTCTTCGTATTCACAAACTATATCTGGACGAATAGCTTCGTGACGTTCCTCTCCCGAGCAACTCAACTTAGCACTTACACTAAAAGTTAATCTATGATATCCTCGATTTTCCATACCCCAATTAAGAAGATATCGTTTAAAGTCTGGCAATAATTTTTGAGTACCGTTAGTTTCGAAAGTGATTTCTCGAAGGTCATGCATCTTAGGATGATCTAACAGGTCGGGGTAAGCACGTTGCCACCCAAGCAACGGTTCTCCTCCGGTAATGACAAGATGCTCGTCTCGCCATTCCTTGAACGGTAGAATTTGGCAGATTCTTTCTGCGATGGCGTCGCTAGTAAGCATTGGACTAAGATCCTTAAAGCGAGGATCCCAGCTAGCGTAACTATCACAACCAGTAGAAACCAATGGAAGTTCTTCATACTGCTTAAACTCTCCTATCCTGGCAGCAATGGCTTCGACTTCTGTGCTTAGTTCTCCTTTAGGCATACCAAAACCAGAACACTTAAAGTTGCAGCCGAATGTACGTAAGAAAACAGAAGGCACACCCATATAGCGTCCTTCTCCTTGTATGCTGTAAAACAGCTCTGCGATTTTAATTTTACTCATTGTTTATTGTACCTTTTTTAATGAAGTTTGTCAAGTCTTCTTCTTTGACAATGTTCCGTTTTTATTGTCAATCCAATGCAAGGTATCCCCTTCTCTCCATCCAGTCTCGTCTAAAAGAGCCATTGGAAAAGTTAGCACACCATCCTCTTCAACTGTTAAAATCCAAGATTTCATGTGTTAATTAACTTACTGTCTTGTAACTTTTTTTGTTCTTCCATGCGTTCTCTTATTATTTTTCTACATTCTTGTCGTACCTGGGGAGGAACATCGGGAAGGAAATCTACATCTCTACAGTTGTACCATTTACCAGATGGCTCACTATAAATGTTTATTATAAGAATAAACAAAAAAAGAAATATGCCGATTACAAAGATCACATTTTTCATGTATATTCACTTACAAGAAGTTTGCACAGAAGTCCGTCATGATCATTATTAAAAATAAAGTTCATGTAATCTGCACTTAGCTCTGTGGTATACTTATCTCCAGGAAGACCAAAATGTTCAACAACAGATGCTGTTATTTCATTCCATGTTGCATTACTGTTAGTTTTTGAACTCCAAGGAATCTGTACAGTTACCATTTCTTATAGTTACCTTTCTCTGGTATTACATGTCTTACACCGCCTGTAGGATCTTCCATGTCTCCATTTCTTCGAGGTATGAGATGCACATGAGGCCAAGGAACAGTTTGACCGGCAGCTGGACCGTAGTTCATGCCAACGTTGAACCCATCCCATTCTCCTCGTCTTACTCTTTCTATACCATCTAGCACAGCATCCTCGAAGCAATCCATCAACACTGACACTGTATTATATTTTGGAACAAATAATAAATGTCCTTCTGTAACCGGATATATGTCTTTAAATACCTTCACATGATA